TCTCCTCTTCTGTTTTATGCCAGCTTCGTTAAGTGCGATAGCTATGGCTTGCTTTCTATTTTTAACCTTTTTCTTACTTTTGCCAATATTTAATTTACCTTTTTTAAATTCACGCATTACCTTGCTGACTTTCTTTTGTTTTCTGTCAGTTGTTTTCGGTAATTGTCTTCTTGATATGGCCATTAAAATTCTTTTATCAATCTTAAAAATTTTAAATCGTCAGGTGATGTCATGCCCGGCTCCATGATTGCATCATCCATTAGTCCTAATTCAAAATTTAAACCCGGAGTTATTTCTCCTCCTATTAGATAATCATACAAATCGGTATCACCCACCGTTTGTGCTTGAATAAATTTGTCTTCATCACTTAATCTTAATAATTTTTCATCTTCACTAATTTTACCTGAAACATTACCACCTTGGTTAAAAGAATAAGTGAGGTTTGCCTCTGCGTCAAGATCACCTAAATTTTTTAAACTAGGGTCAATATCGTAACCAAAAGTTAAACCCGGCGCTACATCAAAAGTTTGCGCAAATGGGTTATACTTTGAAACTTGATCAAACGCACTTGCTTCATCCGCAACTGGTGGTTGCATTTGCATAGTTGGACCTATGCTGTACATCATTTTAGGATCTATATTAGTCATGCCCATATAATTAGAAACACTTGGCATTGATAAAGCATCTTGTAATTGATCTATATCAACTTCTTTATCAGGTATATTTATTTTACCTTGCTTGTTACCACCTCTGTTTATTCTGTCTTGAACACCTCTACTTACTCCAGCTCCAAATCCTTTATCACCTGAAAGACTACCAGCTCCTGCGTCCATGCCACCACCTTGTAAGTGAACACGGCCACCGTCTTGAAGACCTAATTCATTTTCTAAACCAGGAATGGTTGCTCCTTTTGATAAATATAAAGCTGAACCAATTGGGTCAGCTCCCATTTTTATTAAGTTATCTAATTCTTCAAGTCCTTTATTAGTAATTACATCTGCCAATTCTAGTTGAGGAAATGCAAATTGAGCTGCATTAACTCCGAAAACTTCGGGACCGGGGTTAAAAAGATCATTAAAATCATACTGAATTTTTCTTAATTCTGGATTATCTATACCTGTTGGAAAGGTATTTTGCATTTGAGTGTCTGGGTTAAATCCAGAAGTTAATTGTAGTTTTGGGTCCTCCGTAGAACCATCACCTAACATCATGGCGTCCAACAAAGCTTGAAGTTTAGCTTCTTGATCTGCTTGAGCCCTTCTTTGTTTAATTAAATCTAATCCAGGGTTGCCAATGGCATCAGCCATGTCTGCATAGCCAGTGCGATCAACACCGCCTTGCATCATTCTTAATCCGTCACCTATACTTACCATTATTCACCTGTCATAAAAGTTGATTTCATCTGTTTAATACCATCTTTTGCAAGAGATACGCTAGCTCGCATTTTAGCATGGTCATCATTCTGCTCTAATTTGTCCTCTGCGATCTCTTTTGCTTGCATCATTTTAGCTCGTTCTAAGTTTAATTTACTGTCTGCTTCTTCTTGTCTAGCTTGTTCTTCACGTGCTTTTAAGTCTAGTTCTCTGTCTTTTAGTTTTAATAATGGATCATTTTCAACTTGATTCAACACTTCTTTTTCTGCTTTTGCATAATCATCAGTAAATTCTGCTATCAACTGTGCTTTTCTAGCCTCTGTTTTCATATTAAAATTAGTTTCTGCTTCAAAAATCTGTTGCACTTGCGGATTTTGTTGTAATTGCTGTTGCAACTGCGGATTTTCTTGTGCTTGCTGCACTAGAGGTTGTATTTGCATCTGTAGTTGTTGCAATCTTTGTTTTTCTTCCATAAATTCTAGATCAACTTGCTCTGCAGCCATCAAAAGTATGTGCTCCATGCAGTTTTGTTGCAATGTGGCCATGGCTTGTGGGTTATTTCTAACAACCATCGTGCCCATGAACTGTAAATGTGATCTCATGTGCGCTTGATGGTCTTGCCTTGGAAAGGCTTGTATCTTTTTGCCGTTCAACGCCATAATATTCTCTGTTGCTGGGTCCATCGCCTGTGGTTGTGGCGGTGGTGGTAGCAATTGATCAATATCTTTAACTCCAAGAGCCTCATACATGTGTCTGTATGCGTGATAAATGTTGTGCATCTGTGGATTTGTCATGGCAATCTGCATTTCTGCTTGTGCAACGCTAATTCTTTGCGTTTGTGAGAAGATATTTGGGTCTGCTACGGGTATAATATCTACTTTTGCATCAAAATCTGTCTTAAATATCTGGTTTTGACCACCAACTACATCATACGGGTACATATTTGGTAGGTAAGTTATGAAATTTTTAGCTAAAAGTGCAAATTCTGACTTCATCGCTGCATATAGTCTCTTGTGAATAGCTGACATAACCCGTGATCCACGCTCCAAGAGCGCTACGGTTGTACCTACAGCTGCACTTTGGTTACCATCACCCACTTGCATATCTGCAATACTCGCGAATCGCTGACCTGCTTGCACGACTGCACCCATTAATTGCAATAGTGTAGCGTCTGGACCTTTGAAAGGTAGTATTTGAAACGCATCTTTTAGATTTCCACCAGGTGCATCAACGTCACGGAACTCGCCCGGCTGCAACGGTTGAGCTTCGTCTCTGACCCTGATGCCTCGCATCTTGAATCCGGCTGGTAAATTAGACAAGGTGCCGGCATCTAAGAGCTGTCTTAGTGCGGCAGTGGCAGTTCTTGACAAACCGCCAATCATGTGGATTAAGCCGAACCCGTAAAATCCGAGTCCTGGTAGAAATTTAAAATGAACGAAATAGTCTTGACGTTTTTTAGTCATGTCAGTTTCGTTCCAATTACGTTTTATAGATAAAACCTCTCCTGTATCTTCTTTGACAGTTACGATGTATGGAAACTTAATTCCTGTTGACTCGTTTGTCTTTGGATCAATGTCCTCGTAGCCTGGAACTTCTATGTGCACGTGAGCCTCTAGTATAGAACACACTTCATCAGACTTTGGATACACACCACCAAGTTTATTTTTAGCTTCTTCAATTTCGCCTTCGTTATAAGTAGACTCATCATCCATGTCTGTCTCTTTGAAGATACCAGCTAGCTGATGTTGACGAACATCGTTTGTTGTCATTTTTATTTTGTGAATAATTGTTTCTGTGTCATCTAATGATGTTGACGTGTAAGGCACATACAAATCCTCTGCAGGCACAAACTTAGAAACGCTTCTGCCAAGAATTGCATCGTAGTAAACTTTTTTAAAAGTAGAACCTGATAGTGGTAAGTTAAACAACATCTGATCAAACTCTGGTTCATACTCTTTCATGTTTACCATAAGTTGATAGTTCATAAACTCTTTGACTCTGTGCGCTTGTGCAACTTTTTGTGAAGACTCTAATCCTATAATCTGTGTTCTAACCGGACCACTCGCTGGCATAAGTTCTTTGTATGCCAAAGCTTGAAACTGTGTGACTGCTTCAGCCAACACTGGGTGTGTTGCACCTGATGCACCTTGAAATGGCTCTGATCTGTCTTCGTATTTAAAACCAAGTAGGTCCAATCCTTTTTTGTAACCTTGCTCCCATTCATCTCTTGATGATGCGCACTCATCAAAAAGCTCCATGACCTCTGATGATATTTCTGACAAAACACCGTCTTCTAAAAATTCTGCTAGGTTTGAGTTATGCATCTCAGCGCCTTGCATTTGCTCTGCTTGTGGGTCAAAGTCCACAATGGCTCCACCGTCCTGCAGCATTTGTACCTCAACATCTCCTGTAGGATTTAAGTCTTGTGCCTCTAGCTCTACCTCTTCAGGTAAAATTTCTTTTGGCATTTTTACGTCATCATTTTTTTCTATAGCCATTACATTGCCTTCCTTTGAAATAATGTTTCTACACCACCACCTTGATTAAAACCAAACCTTTTATCATAACCCTCCATCAATAACATATCAATTAGATCTTCAGGAACCTCCTCTGGTTTGATCCCCATATTGTATGCAAAGTCTGCACGAATAGATTCTCTACGCACAACCATATCCATTTGTGCAGCTGTTAGTTTATCATACCTTGGATCAGTCGCTATCATATCTCTAATTTCATCAATAGTCATTCTATCTTCGGGTGTGCCTTTTCTAATTATTGTTCCAGTATCAGGATCACGTATCTCCCTCAATCTTTCTAAATCTGTGTCTGGGTCTCTAATAACATTTTCTATTTGTTTTTTGTCTGCAACTTTATCTGGTGCCCTCATGCCCAAAGCTTTTAAGATAGCCATCAGCCCGCCTGTCTTTGCGCCAATACGACCACCTGCTGCTTGTTTAGTTCTTGTTAACATTTTTCTAGCTATCTCAGCTGCCTCTACAGGATCATATCCGTCCTCTACTAATCTTCTGTAAACCTCGATTGACTTTGTAGCTTCGTCAGCTTCAATAGCAGTAAACTTAGCTTTAGTTCTTGCTTCATCTAATAAATTATCAATACCAGACTTAACAGGAGCAACATCGATAGTTTGACCTTTGTCAGCTAATATTGTGCCCTCGTCAAAAACTGTAGGTCTAGCGTTTTCGTAAACGGGTTTACCTGTGTTGTAGTTTGTTGTTCCTGACATCTCACCAAAGTTTTTTCCGTACAAGGCTTTGTCTCCTGGTCCACCAGGTAGATCCGTTAACTTCATGCCACTGTCGTTTATTTTAGTATAACGATCCGCGGCCCCCGATCCACGTCTATTGAAACTAAACGGGTGATACTGTAACCTCTCGCTCGATGTATAGCGTGACTCAAGCATATTAACTAAATCATCTAATTTAGATTCACCCTCTCTTGTAAATATTTTCTCTAGTTCTGGGTTATTGTATCTATCTTCAAGAATACGAAAAACTTCTTTAACTTCTTTTTCTCCAAACTCTTTGACTATGTTTTCTGTAAATATTCTTGACTTAACAGTTCCCTCTGTGGTTGCTTTTGCAACTTCCTTGCCTTTGCTTTTAAATAAAGATGCAAGTCCTTTTAGTAAACCGCCCTTGACCATGCCAACACGACCACCATCAGCTTGCTTTGTCATTTTTTTTGTATCTAGTTGTCTTAATTTAAATAAATCAAATTCTTTTCTAGCTTCACCCATCACGTCGTCCATAACACTCTGTTCAAAAATATCTTTCATAAATTCTGATTTTTTATTTGGTAGTATTGTGTTGGTTGTAACTATTAATGCAAGTGGCTCATCGTCTCCTGGTAAAACTCTTTTTGGATCTCTTGGTTGATACCCCTCGTTGACATAGTTTCTAAGAGCTGACCTAGTTTGATCAGGATCCATCGCATACTTATCTTTCATCTCTTCGATAAAATCATTTAACTTTTTAGCTAAAGCTTTTCCTAATTTTGCTTTTACCATTAGTAGTATGTCCTTTGTTGCTGTGGCAACGGCTCATCTTCATAGTCTTCTGGATGATCTACGAAACCACCTTGTCTAAATCTCATTACGGCTTGAGTCATGCTGTCCACTAAGTCATCGTGTTCACCTAGTGGGAATGCAGCGCATTCCTCTATAACCTCTTCAGCAAATTCCCGGTCCGGTGCCCAAATCATACCTGACTCGAACAATGGCGCCACGGCATTTACTCTAGTATGTTTATCATTTCCCTTGCTAGGTGTAAAGTTAATAACGGGTATGCCAAGCTTGCGCATTTCGTACGTTAATGGCAAACCACTTGCTTTTGCTTCAATAATCACGGACTCTGGTTTCCAATAATCGTATTGTTCTTTTGCTATTCTACGCAGCTCTGGGAACTCGTATCGATCTTTTATCATGTCAACAAGTATTAGTTGTGGTGCTGTGTCTTCGTTTTCCTGAAACACGCCCCATGTGGTTATAGCAGAATAGTCTGCAGTTTCTTTCTTCATGAACGCTGTATCGTAAGATTGTATGACATGCATCAAAGGTGGTAGTTCATCTTTATCCCATACTCGCCACCATTCTCTTTTTATTATACTGCCTTCTTCTGCTGTCGGATTCTGTTGGTACTGTGCATTCCATTTTTGTATACTAACGGATGCTTTCACTGCTTCTAATTCTTCTTTTTTCCAATAGCCTGGCCATGTCGGATTACCTGACGGTAAGATTGCCGGAAACTCAATTACCTCCCATTGGTCTGCTTTTGGTTCTTTCTGTGCTTTTTGTAGTTTACCTGTTAAGTCTGCTACATTCCATCTTGTCATAACCAAAATAATTCTACCACCAGGTTGTAAACGTTGTCGTGGTCCTGATGTATACCATTCGTAAACTCTATCGTATGATGCCATGTTCATCGCATCTTGTTCCGAGTGTGGGTCGTCAATAATTAGTAGATCCGCACCACGACCTGTAATCGATCCACCAACACCAGCTGCATAATATTCACCACCTTGTGCTGTTTCCCATTTACCTGCAGCTTGTGAGTCTTCTCTGAGTCTTGTGTTAAATACTCTTTGATAGTCCTCTGTATCAATCAATGTTTTTGCCTTACGACCGAAACGCACTGCAAGTTCTGCATTGTTAGTTGCTTGAATAATTTTTAATTTTGGATCGTTACCAATCATCCATGCAGGTAGAAAGTTAGAAGCGAACTCAGACTTTGTGTGTCTGGGTGCCATGTTAATAATTAATCTTTTTAGTTCACCGTTTGCAACACGATTAAATTTTTCTGACATAATTTTATGGTGTTCGCCTTCTATAAATTCAGGCCACATATATTTTACAAAAGTTAAAAAATCATCGCGGATCGCCTGATCTCTTTTCTTTTCATCGTGCAACAACATCGCACGCAGATATTCTTTTTTAGCGTCTGTAGGTAAATTATTTATTTGTTCTGGCGTTAGCATTTGAAAAATTTTTTTGCAAAATTTTTGCACTTATCTTTTTAAAAGTGAAAACGAATTTAGCACTTATCTATGGCTAAATCAAACACTACATGACTGCATTGGGACCCCTACTATATAGAATCCGGGTGGGGGCCAGGTCGCAAGTGTACAGGCGCTGCTGTTTTGGGTCCTACTTTTTTTAAAATCTGCGCAAGGCCGCAAGGCCGCAAGTGTGATGCGTAGGTCTTACAGATATAACTACCATGCCT